ATTGACCGCCCAGGGTGTGCCTAATGGCCGTAGTCGCCTATACAGACCTGTTTAACGAGTGTCTAGACGATCTCGCCGCGAAGATTGGCGCCATTACTGGCGTGACCGTTGTAACGGACCCGCGTAACCTTGCGCCACCATGCGCTTTTATTGACGCCCCAACGTTTGACGCGTTTAACGGCAACATTGTGAAAATGACTTTCCCCGTTCGCATTATCACGTTAGGACCTGGCAACCTTGACGCCCAACGGTCACTAATGAACCTCACGTCGAAACTGCTAGGGGCGAACCTGGGCGTATTGTCGGGCCGTCCTACCGTCGCCATTTTGGGCGGTACAGAAATGCCCGCCTACGATCTCCAGATTTCTTTACAGGCTCAAACTAGTTAGGAATGCCCGTGTTTATTATTCTTTCCGAACGCTTAGGTACTGTTGGGGCGTCGTTTGACGTTGAGGCCGCTAAGGCTAAGGGCTACCACGTGGAAGCCTTAATAGCCGGCGGGTTCATTGGTGAGGATTCCCCCATTAAGGCACCTAAGGCGAGTAAAGTAACGCCTAAGACCGACAAGACAAAGGACTAACCCAATGGCTACTAGCACCATTCTTTCCAACCCAGTAGTAACCGTTAATGCCGTTGATTTAAGCGATCAATGTACTAGCGCAAGTTTTACAGAACGCTACGCGGAATTGACCGCAACTAGTTTCGGGGACCTTTCCAATAAATACGTGAAGGGGCTCGGAGACCATGAGGTAACGCTTACCCTTTACATGTCTTACGCCGCGTCCGAAACCTACGCAACACTTAAGGACCTGGTAGGCACTACTTGTACGGTCATCGTTAAGCCGGCTGTAGGTGCAGATTCCGCAACTAACCCAGGGTTCACTCTCACTGGCGCATTTCTGGCAGAGTTGCCGCACACGTTCGCCATGGGAGAGTTGTCAAGCATTGACGTAACATTCCACGGGGGCGTTTACAGCGCGGACGTAACCGCCTAACCCTTAGGACCCGAAAGGCCCCGACATGAACATAACCCTACGCGTCACCCGTAACGGTGAAACCTACGACGTAACTACGAACCTTATGGTTACCGTTCTCTGGGAACGGAAATTCAAGGCCCGCGCGTCCGATCTCGCTACTGGCGTATCCATGGAAGCCCTGGCCTATATGGCATTTGAGGCCTCGAAAATGAATTCGATAGTGACGCCCGTAGCGTTTGACGATTTCTTAAAGTCCGTCGAAAATTTAGAAGTAGTGGACAATGAACCCGCAAACCCTACCCAACCGGCAGTTACCGCCGGCAACTAGCAGAACTTTTAGTAGCGGTTCATTATTGGCCGCCCGAACTGCAATTCGACACGCGGGACATGGCAACGGTTATAGATGTCCTAGAAAAGCAGAGGCGCGAATATGCCCGTAACAGGTGATTTCCAGGTATTCGGTATTCAAGAGGCCCTCAAAGAAATTAACGATTTCGACAGGGTATTTAGACGGCAAATTACTACCGATCTACAACAGGGCGCCGGTACCGAAATTGTGCAGCAAACCCGCCAGTTCATACCTACGGATTACCCGCTATCTGGTATGTCTCGCGGCGCCATGATTAAAGGCCGTAACGACACCACGTTTAGCCTGCAACGTGTAACGGCGGGCGTTCGTACCCTGGTAGCGAAACGCGCCAGTAAAGAACGGACCGTAACCTTTACCCGTCCCCTGTATGCCGATGGCCGCATTATCCCAGGCGCCTACACCCAGACCGTTGACTTTAAGGCCCGCCCATTTGCCCTATTGACCGCCCAACAGAAAGACGCGGCGGGCGCATTGTGGGACCATGCCGGCGTTAACGAACGCTCTACATTTGTACAGAATCTCATTACCTACGGCGACCAGAGAGAACCAGAGGCGCCGCGCGCCCTAGCGAAAGGCGTAGGCGAGGCCATGCCTACCGTAGAGGTTGAAGTATCAAAGGTTCTAGACCGCGTAAGTGAGAAACTTAACAAGAACCTACGTATGGAGAAAACGCGCTAATGGCTATCAATATTCCAATTATCTCTAGCCTCGATACAAAGGGTTTCGACAAGGCTAAACGCGAATTCGAAAACCTAGAGGGCGTCGGGGCTAAAAGTGCCTACGCATTAAAGAAAGCCGCGCTACCTGCCGCCGCCGCCGTAGGCGCGCTAGGTATTGCCGCATTCGACGCCGCTAAAGGCGCCATGGAGGACGCCGCCGCGCAAGCCCAATTAACCCAGACAATTAAAAAAAATACGACGGCCACAGACGCCCAAATTTCCGCTAACGAAAAATGGATAAGTACCCAGGGCAAACTATTAGGCGTAGCCGATGACGAACTACGCCCCGCCCTAGCGAAACTCGTAACTCAAACGGGATCAGTTACTAAAGCGCAAGAATTAGCGGCCCTATCCATGGACATAGCCGCAGCCACGGGTAAGCCTCTGGCAGCCGTTACGGACGCCGTAGCACGTGCAGCAGGGGGTAACACTAAAGCCCTAGCCAAATTGGACCCGAAACTAAAGGGCCTAATTGCAGACGGTCTAGACGCAGAGGGCGCTATGAGCGTATTGGCGGACACGTTCGGAGGCGCCGCCACCACTAAAGCAAATACCGCCCAAGGACAATTTCAACGCCTGCAACTATCGCTAGCCGAAACTAAAGAAACCATCGGCGCCGCGCTACTGCCGATTATTGAAAAAGTGCTACCCGTCCTAACGACGTTCGGAAACTGGGCTAGCGAAAATACCGCCATATTCCTAACCGTCGCCGGCGTTATTGGTGGCATTGCCGCCGCCGTTCTTTTAGTCAATGGCGCTATGACCGCCTGGGCGGCTATTACGACGGCCTTTACGGCCATTCAAACGGTTTTTAACGCCGTTATGGCTATGAACCCTATAACGCTAATCATTATTGCCGTGGTGGCTTTAGTGGCCGCTTTGGTAATTGCTTATAAGAAATTTGACGGGTTCCGTAACCTTGTCGACGGCGTGTTTAAGTTCTTAAAAACTGCCGTAGGCGTCTGGGTGGACGGCGTAAAACTGTATTTCGACGTTGTGTACGGCATTTTTAAAACACTTTTTAACGGCATAGCGTCACTGTGGAATAACACGGTAGGCAAACTGTCGTTTAAGGCCCCGTCATGGGTGCCAGGAATCGGCGGTAAAGGTTTCGAGGTTCCTAATATCCCAATGCTTGCAGAGGGCGGAATTGTGACAGGCCCGACGCTAGCCATGATTGGAGAACGTGGACCGGAGGCCGTCGTGCCCTTAGACCGTTACCGTGGCGGGGGCGGCGATATCTACGTCACCGTACAAGGCGGGGACCCTAACGCCGTCGTAGACGCGCTACGCCGATACCAACGCCAGAACGGCTCTATCCCTATTCGTGTGGCGTCCTGATGCCATACGTTTACACCGCCGAATATTCCAATGACCAGGTGACCTGGACGGCGCTAAGCAACGTACAGAGCCTCTCTGGGTTCGTTGGGCGACAGAAACTAGTAGACACTTTCGAGCCGTCGCGTATGTCTGTTTCTATTCGATACCCGAACGGTTACGCGTCACCTATTACGGCCCTAACTGTCGGGACCTGGGTAAGGATTAAACGAACGGGCGCCACGTACGAATTGTGGCGGGGACGTATTCGTAACCTAAGTGTTTCCTATGGCATTCCATACCAGGGCGGCGTAGGTAACGCGGACTTTCTTAACCTTGAATTGGAGGGCGCGCTAGCCGAAATGGGCCGCGCGCAGGGTAACGATCAGGTCATAACAGAGGACCTAGTTATTTACCTATTAGGCGATATCACTACCTACACGGGTTTAAGCATTGGCACCACGTTTACCGTAGGCAATAGTCCGACACTCTCAACCGCCACGGTTTCTAGTTCCTACGCCCAGTACCTAAACACGCTTGCCAGTTCTGTAGGCGCGACTATTAAAGACGGTTCTAACATTGTTGGGGTTTATACAAAGGATTTTAACGGGTCGTTGCCGGTGTCATTCTCGGACGTTGCCAATAACTCCACCAACCAGGTTTACGACGGTATTGAATTTGACAATATCGCCGCCGATTTTTATACCCAGGTAGAGGTAAACACGGCCACCGTAGGAAACGTCGTAGTTAATTCGGGCGCCCCGCCCTACCGAACCCTACGAATCGACACCATAAACGTAAATACCGGCCAGGCGTCCGACGTGGCCAATTACTACCTAGGAATCTTTAACCCGCCATCGTTCGGAATCAACCAGATCACGTGCCTAGCAGAGGCACAGAACAGCATGAACCTAGAACTAGGTTACGCTTGGTACGACATTATTGGCTATAGAACTAACGTAACTTTTAGAGGCGAAACGTACTACATGACCATTTTAGGGGCCTCTATTGACGCCACCCCAGACAGCGCCCGCTACACGTATTACCTGGCGTCCGCGGACCTTAACCCGTATCTAATCCTCGACGACCCCGTTTACGGTATTCTCAACCAGAACAAATTAAGTTGGTAACTCTATGACATTTCCAGTATTCAACGTTGGGGAGACCCTCCGGGCAGCCGATATGAATGCAGTCGGCTTGTGGCTTGTCAAGACACAGACAGTCGGCACAGGCGTTTCAAGCGTGACCGTGACGGCTGCCTTTTCTAGCGATTACGACAACTACCTTGTGACATGGCAGGGTGGCACAATGTCCGCAGACACAGCGCTTAAATTCAAACTTGGTAGCACTAGTAGTGGTGTTTATGGCGCTTTTATTCACACGCCGAGTTATTTAGGGACAACAGTTCAAAATGTTGGTGACAACAACACAGCATTCTTTACTTACGGAGGTGGCGGAAACTCAGGTGGCGCAACAAGTTATTTGTATTTGGCAGGCCCAAACAAAGCAAATCGCACATACCTAACAAGTGGTCTAATAAATTACAGCACAGTTTTCGGAACGTATACGGGTGCCCATTATGCCAACGACCAACACACTGCGTTCACATTTGAACCTTTCAGCGGCACGATGACAGGCGGAACTATTCGTGTTTACGGAATGAGGAACTAGGACACCATGACAAAACCATTAATTCAAATTGACGATGAAACACGCGAAATGACAGACGAGGAGTACGCCCAGTATGAAGCGAGTATCGCTGATAGTCCTACTTTGCCTAGCGCTGAGTAGTTGCGCGGACCGTGTCCGCGAAAATTGCGAAACCACAAAAGAAACAGGACTATTCGAAAGGCGCTGCCCATGAAACCCGAAAACCGTTTAACCAATGAAGAAATAAAGGCCCGCCTAATCCTCGTTGTAGGAGTAGGGCTAACCCTCTCATTTGTCATGGCCATAGGCTCTTTAATCTTTGGCCTTTTATTCGTGG